TCGTCAAATTCCGTTGATCAAATTTCCCTATCTTTGAAAAAAATCGAAAATGAAGCTATTTAAACGATCCAGGAAGACGGATTCCGATCTAATTCCGGAACATAATTTGACTAAGATCTACACGGACAACAACGAAAACGAATGGTTTGAATTCGCCGATATTATGTCGATACCGGCGAAACGCGCAATCGCGGCCGAAGTCGCGACCAGGTTTGCAGACATGAACTTGACAAAGCCGGTTTTGAAGGAATTGATCGAAAAAATGAAGGATCACGCGAACAAAGGCGACGTTGTCGGTCTGTTTAACATATTGGCCGAAATAGAATTCCGGCTTGATTTCATTGGCGAAGAACAAACGCTTCTTGAATTGGCGTCGATTTACTTCATTTTGGACGGCGAAGATCCGGCGGAACCGTCGGAAACCTGGAAGGCGAAAAAGCGCGAATTAATGGAAGAAGATTCCGACGCGAAAAGTTTTTTTTTGTCAAGAGTTTACCTACTCACAACGAAGTTTTCAGAACTATCAGAAGCCGATTTCCAAAAGTATTTGAAACAAAACAAGGCGGCCGCCGATCGGATAAACCGTTATTTGTCGGCGACTATGTCGGCCGATACATTGAAGACATAAATTTATTGAATCAAATGATCTGCGAATCAAGACCTTCGGAAGTTGCACACCTGGAAAACATGTCGGTCGAAAACTATTATTCAACGGTCAACACCTGGTTACGGATTGTCGACGAAAAGAACGCGGCGATCGAAGGATCAAGCGATCCAGGCGAAGTCAAGTCTTCCAGGACCGCGAAAAGAACTTCTTCAAATACTTAAACTATGGCAGTCAAAAATGTTGTGTTCAGATTACAAGCCGAAACCGGACGACTTCGAAAGGAATTAGACGAAGTCAAACGATCGGTTTCCGGAATTGGCGACAATACCGAACAAGCCGAAAAGAAGTTCAACGGCTTGACCGGCGCAATCAAGAAGGTCGGCGCGGCAATCGGCGCAATCGCGGTTGGCGCGGCGTTGTTTAAACTTGGAAAGTCGGCAATCACGGCGGCGTCGGATTTTGAAAAGTTGGAAGTAAGTTTTTCCACGTTTTTAGGATCGACAAAGGAAGCCGAAAAGGTCTTGAAACAACTTGAAGATCTTTCCGTTTCGACACCGTTCACGCCGGAACAAGTACAAAACGCCGGAAAAGCGCTTCTCGCGTTTGGTATTGAAACCGATAAACTTGAAACGTCACTTCGTCAAGTCGGTGACGTTTCGTCCGCGACCGGAAAAGACTTCAACGAATTAGCCGTGATCTTCGGAAAAGCGAAGGTTCAAGGAACCCTTTTTGCCGAAGATATTAATCAATTGACCGAAGCCGGCGTTCCGGTGATCCAGGAATTCGCGAAGCAATTCGGCGTTTCTGAAAGTCAAGTCAAAAAATTAGGATCCGAAGGTCAAATTTCCTTTTCGAACCTGGAAGCCGCGTTCGCTTCGTTGACCGGTGAAGGCGGAAAGTTCTTCGGATTGACCGAAGCGTTGTCACAAACGACCGCCGGCCGGATCTCGACGCTTCAAGGAAATTTCGGTCTTTTAATGCGCGAAATCGGTCAAGGTCTTCTTCCGGTCTTCAATTCACTTCTTGAAGTCGCCTTCAAGGTGATCAACGCCTTTCAGAACTTCGGCTTGTTCTTCAACAACAACCGGAAGTCAATCGCGCTATTCACCGTCGCCGTTTCGTTATTGGTTGGCGCTTTGACCAGGCAATCACAAATAATGATTTTTAATCGGATTCAAACGACGTTGTCTTCATTAGCTACGCGCGGCGCTGCATTGGCGCAACGTTTCGCCGCTGCACAAAGGTTGTACCACATTAGAACAATGAACGCACAAAACGTTGTTCAAAAGGTAGTGACGGCAAGCACAATCGCCGGAACGGTTGCGACGCGCGCTTTTAGCGCTGCAATTCGATCGAATCCGCTTGGATTGTTGTTGTCCGGCGTTTCGATTGCGGCGTCTTTCCTTTTGGACTTTTCCGATTCCGCCGACGAAGCGACACTTTCAACGGCCGAATTCGGCGACGAAGTAAGCGACTTGACCAGGAAGGAACAATCATTGAATACGGTCCGGGAAGAAACGATCAAGAAGGTCGCCGAAGAAGCCGCCGAATTGAAGTTAATGATCCGGCAATTGAAGAACACGAACGCCGGATCGAAGGAACGGTCGGAATTAATGACCGAAATCAATTCAAAATACGGATTGACGCTGAAAAACTTGTCCGACGAAAAGAAGTTTATTGCACAATTGGACGTTCAATATCAACAATATATCAATTCACTTCGGCAACGGATATTCCTTCAGATCAAGCAAGCCGAAGTCACGAAATTATTGACCGAAGAAATCGAATTGACTGAAAAACTCGGCGACACACTCGGCGCAATTGTCGCGAAGGATCTGTTCAATAAACTTCCGGCACAAACAAAACTTGCCGCCAATATTGCGCTTCGTGAAATCAAAGATTTGTCCGAATTATCAACGGCCGAATTGCGCGAAGTCTTGATTTCAGATCCAAAGTTAGCCGAAAAAGGAATCACCGAAGCGTTCTTGAACATTCACAAAGGACTAAACGACAAGCAAAAGGCGTTGTTTTCTTCGACGATATTAGGCGCCGAAGCCGAATCGAAACAACTTGGAAAAGTTCTTCGAGATCTTCAGCAAGAAGGAAAACTTCAGTCGCTTACTGAAGACTTTCCCGAAGGCGTTTCGCCAAAGTTGCTTGCACGGTTTCAAGTTGCACAAGTCGATCAAATCCGCGAAATCGAAGAAGCGCTTCTCGCGCTTGAAGGTGACTTTGACAATTTTGACTTCGGAAATGCATTTGACGACGCGCCGTTGAAGCCGTCAAAGATCAAATCAATCCTTTTGGACCTTCAACGCGAACTTCGAAAAGCAAAACTTGAAACGAAAAAACAAGCGGTTTCGTTCATTGATCCGAAGAACCTGGAAGAAGAGATCGAAAAGTTGAAGGAAGCGGCCAAAGCGGAAAAAGTGATCGTTCGAAATGTAATCAAAGACCGCGTTGACAAAGCGCGCGCCGCCGGTCAATTAGGCGCAAAAGAAGCGGCCTTGTTCAAGTTGATCCAGGACGAAAAGATCAAGCAAATCGAAGCAAAGACGCAAGAAGCGATTTCCGACATTCGTGAAAAGGCCGCAAAGGACCGCGCGAAAACAATTTCAGAGATCGAACAAGTCGAACTTGAACGGCAAATCGAAATATTGTCCAACGAAGAAGAACGTCTTCTTGAAGAACGTAAACAATTGAAGATCAATTTGATCAAGTCAACGTCCAAAGCCGAACGCGACAACCTTAAACGCGAACTTGGATTCAACAAAGGATTGATCGACGCCAATTTGAACGAACAATTCGATCTAACGGTCAAGCAGATCAAGAAACAACGTGATTTTGAACTAAAAGAAGAAGGATTGACCAAAGAAGAACGGATCTTGATCAACAAACAAGCCGATCTTGACATTCTCAAAGCGCGACAAGACTTCAACGACAAGATTCACGATTTCAACCAGGATCAAACCGAAGACGAAAAGAAGCAAGCGCAACAAAGGAAAGACATAATCGTCAACGGCTTGAAAGACGTCCTTTCAGAAACCGAAAAGTTGATCAGTCAAATAATAGACTTGCAGATCAAGCAAACAGACACCGCGATCGAAGCACAAGAACGGCGCGTCGAACGCGCGGTCGAATTGGCTGAAGAAGGAAACGTCGCATTGTTGGAAGCCGAAGAAAAACGTCTTTCAGAACTTCAGAAAAAGCGCGAAAAATTCGTCCGACAACAACAAGCGCTTGCAGCCGTTGAACTTGTTGTCAATTCAATGATCGCAATTTCAAAAGCGGCGGCCGAAGGCGGCGCGGCGGCGCCTTTTACGGTTGCGGCGACATTGATCGCATTAGCGGCCGGCCTGGTTGCTGCAAAAGCACAAGCACAAGCGGCCGCCGGCGGATTTGCTGAAGGCGGTTATACCGGCGACGGCGCAAAATATCAATCGGCCGGAACGGTCCACAAAGGCGAATTCGTTTTTGACCAGGACAAGACGCGGAAATTTAGACCGATATTTGAAGACATTCACAAAGGCCGGAATCCTTTCTTGACGCAAGGACTGAACGAACAATT